AGGAGACAGTTCGATGTATATCTCCAACAGACAATTATATAGTACTACAGATAACGGAGGGTTATCAAGTACGATACTACTACCAAAGATTTCGTCTGATAGATATGGGAGAGTCCAAAGCTTAGAACCCGCCATCTATAAAACCTTGATGGGAATAACTGATTACGCTTCCCCCAACGTAACAGTAAACGGATGGCCAAACCAGACTCTAAGTTCTCTTTCAACTTTCGCGCCCTCTCTCACCGCATTTGACTCATATACGATCACAACTGCGATTTCTACGCTATCTGCATTCGCAGTAAGCGAAACCCCGGGTTATGAAGGAAGTGTTGAGGTAGTAGTTCTATCTTCCGCAGGATTTATAACATTCGAAGGCGGATTCTCATCTAGAACCGGACAACCAATAGCAAGATTCGCTATACCAATTTACAACTACTAATATATGGAAATTCTCCAAAACACCATTCTCAAGTTGATAACCAGACAGGGTACAAATGTCGAAAGACAACAAGTTGTCCCTGCTTCCGGTGAATTAGCGTTCGCAAACGACATATCCCGCCTATTCATTGGTACTATTGATGGGTTAAGTGGGGGAACTGTCGTGGGCAACAAGTTTTTAGGGATCGCTCCTAACGTGGAGTCCTCTTTCACCTCTCCTATTAGCGGAGACATAGCATATGACTCAGATAGAAAGGGTTTATATGTATATAAAGGAGGACTATCAACGTCCATATCAAGTTGGCAAGCCCTCCCAAGTCTGACATACGTGGGCAGTGATTATATCGACGTAAATAACACAACCGCGACTGGAAACCTATCGCTCAATGCGTTATCTGCGGGTATTCTACACTCAAGTATAGTTAAAGCTCCGATAATTCTTGACGGAGGCACGAACCAGATAACATTATCTGCCAAAATTCCTTTTTCAACTGTCTCCACAAACACAGTCACAATATCCAGTGGGTTAAACGTGAAAGTAAACGGGTTATCCGCTGATAATACCGCTGTAAATCTTCTATCGTCGAACGTGGTTCTCAAGACCAACCAAATATTCGCCAGATATAATGGAAGTTTATCCGCGATAGACGCGTCATGTAGTCGTGACGTGTTGTCGGTAATATATAATAGCCCGGGAAACTACAAATTTATATATAACACGATTCCCGACATCTATCACCCCATAGCAATAGCGAGCCTACATGATGAATCGGTGGCAGGAGATTGTCACGCTAGAACACGGGCTATAAGCAACTCTTCATGTGATGTTATGATTCTGAAATATGACGGAACAAATAATCCCGCCTCTGATGGGATCGTCTCCTTACTAATAACCTACTAAAATGGCATATCCATCCGATGTATCCCTTCTATCTTCCGCTAAATTCTTCGGTGTAATAGACCAGAAGAACGCATATAACATGAATTGGGACGTGGTGTGGAGCTTTACCTATGCTTTAACAGGTACCGAACACGGTTTCTGCACGTTTTTAACCACCACTCCTACCACGACAGGAGGAGTACCCGGACATTACATGGGATACTTGGGCAATACCCCGTTATCTGCTGGGGTTGTCTCTATTGCGTTTGATTCCACCGGGTTTTACGCCTTATCCAACACAGTCGCGGGCGGGGTACCCCTATCCTCAACAAATCCTAACAGTTTGGTTATCAGAGACTATAAAAACACGGTAGTTTTCAACTCTCCTCTATCTTCACTGGATACCAGCTTCGTTTTAGCGTCTTCTTTAAAAACTTATCAGACATTAAGGTTCCGCTACTGCAACTCTGGACGATTATTATACGTGGACTATAGGAGACCATCTGAAGACTATATAAATCTGGCAACGGTAGCTTTGGAGTTGTCTACTATAAACGACAATATGGTAGTGTACCCCGGAATCACGTTCTGCTCACCTATATCCAGTGTTTCCATTGATCCATCAACCTTTTACCTCCAGTTATTCCATTCACAAGGCAATATACTCGCCCCGACTTATGAAATAATGGACTTTACTGCTTTAAGTACCGCCAGTCCGACCTACACCACGATCACAACGCTGATTTCATCATGAGTTTTTGCCCAAACACCTTCGTAGTAATTGAAGTTACTGTGTATTTTGCGAATCCGTCCGATGTACGGCATCTTGTATCGGTTGGAGGCAGCTATCAGACCGGACCATCGCCCGTTCCATTCGCATTAGTGCCGAATACGTCCATTCCCCAAAGCTCTATCATAAAAACATGGCCTGTCAACAGTAGTGCAGACATAGCTAAGACCTTTGTGTATATAGGCACTCTGGATACTGGTTATACGATGCCCCAAAAGTATCGGTCCAGTGATTATAAGGTAACTAGGTTCTCCAGCAACCTTCCTCAATGGGGATATAATACATTTCAAGTGCTGTTAGGTTGGAATGAAAGCGCATTCCAGCTACCACCGTCCGGTCATGTAACTGTTAGAGGCGATGCCAGTGTTTTTCTATATAGTGGCGATGGTATTAAGACAAATCCGATCCCAAAAATCATAACTCTTAAACAACCCTTTCAAGTACCCACAACTGTAAGCGGAAATCTAGCAAATACCCTCATACCCCCGGTATATAACTTCATATTGACATGTGAAACGACTACCACCACTACCACAACTCCTGCTCCTACCACAACCCCCGCACCAGTTGTAATAACCACGACTACACGAAGACCAACCACCACCCCGACCCCTGTCCCAACTAGAAAACCCTATGATGGGGTTGTCGCGGATTGCTATAAAGGATATTGTAAAAAACTGAACTTCTAAATATTCTTATGGATATTGTATATGTGAACTCCCCTACATCCACTAGGATGTTTGAAAAAAACCTAATCGTGTCTATCCTGAGCGATAGTACGTCTACGTCTGAACGGGAAAACGAATATTCACAAATTCAAGTAGGTTTGAGCGGGATACCTCAAGAAATATTCAGTACCTACTACTTCAGCGCGTTTGAAGATGATAGTATAATGTTTTCCATCGACCTTCCTAGACTAAAAGAGGATGGGTTGATAACAACTGCCGCGAATGTAGAGTTTTATCTTGATTTAGTAAGCTTCGCACCTACTTACGCGACAGTTCTTTCCGCTTCGGTATGGTTTAATACCCTACAGTATGGAGCCATGACAATATCTACCACTTCGGATGACTTGATCGTATACACTCCCATAAACGTCAATATATCCTATACATCAGGAACGACTTCAACTACAACTACTCCTTCTCCCGGGACTACCACAACTACCTCATCCACCACGCGGACAACCACTCGGACGACCAAGACCACTGCGAAACCAACTTCTCCCATACCCACCACGCCCGCCAGATCAACGTCTTGGTGGCCAACGGTAACAATCCCTCCGATAGCTCTATCCACCACTACCGCCGCTCCCACGTCCGTCTTCAGCGTCACTACGACTACGTATACCACTACTCCTAGACCTACCAAGACCACTAGGAAACCTATTACAACGTTTATAGGAACTCCACCGCCATCAGGAGTACTTTGTCCTAAACCGGGGTATTGTAAATCGTTGAACTTTTGATAATTAAAGTATGAGAAAGCTTACAATTGGAATGGCCACCCATAATGACTACGATGGGGTGTATTTTACCATACAAAGTATCCGAATGTACCATAAAGAGATACTCGATGACATCGAGTTTGTAATTGTGGACAATAGCCCATGGGATTCCCATGGAACCGCAGTCCGAAACTTCACCAGTTGGCTAGGTGAACCGTTTCAATACCTTCCGTTCACCAAATACGAGTCAACTACCATAAAAAACAAGGTTTTCGACCTTGCGGACACTCCATATGTGATATGTATGGATAGTCACGTAATGGTAGCCCCCGGCGCTCTTAAAAAACTCATAACATTCTTCGATAATGGGCAGGACGAGGGTAATTTACTACATGGACCCCTCATTTACGACGATTTAACCAGTATAAGCACCCATTTTGACCGAACTTGGAGCGAATATATGTGGGGACAGTGGCAAACCGATGATAGAGGAGTCAATCCAGACGCCCCACCATTCGAAATACCCTCACAAGGCATGGGATTATTCTCCTGTAGGAAGGATTCGTGGTTGGGATACAACAAAAACTTCCGAGGATTCGGAGGAGAAGAGGTTTATATCCATGAAAAGTATAAAAAACATGGTAAAATGGCCCTTTGTCTGCCCTTTTTACGATGGATGCATAGGTTTGACCGTCCAAACGGCACTACTTATCCTAATAATCTGGAAGATCGGTTCCGAAATTACCTTATCGGGTTCCGAGAACTAGGATTAAACACTACGGAACTATTAGATCATTTTAAAGATGTTGTTTCTCCAGAGAAGGTGAAAGAGATCGAAGACGAAATCATATCGCTCCAACCACCTCGTATAGCTTATCCACAATCTTTTCAACATCGCAGCTATACCACCCGCTAGTAAGTAGGTTATTGGCTTCTACTACCTTTAGATCCTCGTTGTACTCACAAACATCCAGCACATACGACCCGGAAATTGAGAACATATTCTGTTTTCTCCATCTTTCCGCGAACTTTAACACTGCGGTTGGAACGTCCGAGTTATAAACTGGATTTCCAGCATCCATATATTGAGATGCGCTTATAATCTCATCATTGATAATTACAACTCTCCACTCACAACCCAGAATCTTAGGGGTAGATATCACTAAACTGATATCCGGGCATTTTTGCTCCAAATATTGTAGTTCGGCTGCATATTCCTCCTTACTAAAGACGCCCCCGGAGAAGTTTTTAGACCCGGACACACTTCGTATCCATATTCTAGGGGCATCTTCGCTAAAACAGCTCTCCACGTCATGTATAGGTAGATTACTATGCTCCGTATTGTAAAATATCTCAGTAGTAGTGCTGTCGTTTAGTATACCCGAACAGAGTAACAACCTATCATATGAATACTTGTTCCAGTTGTTATTAAACGGCCAAGTCAAATCCGGCCATCCTCTTTGTAGGAGAGATCTTTGAAACACCTTGTAAAACGCGATGGTTCCCCTAGCAATAATGGGGGCGAAATCCAGTCCATGCTCCGCATCATATAGACCACTGGCAATAATCGCTCCCTTTTTCTCCCAAATTGGAAGTTCTTCCTCAAAATACTCCTGTTGAAATATAACATTCATAAGCGTCCTAGCCGTGCCTCACATTCCACGTCATGTCTCATCCCGGGGAATCTCGTCAATATATATTGTTCGATCATCATCGGTTTTACCAAATTATCCACGTTCACCTTCAGTTCTTTGGCTTTTTGATCTATAAAATAAAATGCTTCAACCAAACACATCCATTTCGTAAACTCATCAACCCCCATCTCCTCGACTGAACCATCAGCCCTACCTATTTTTACTATCATAAAACTTTCCCAAAGGATATCCTAGTGTTTTACGACACATTTTCGGGTGAAGGTGGAATTAAGGGAGCATTTATATCTATAGGATCGGTTTGTAATATGGAATCGTATGTAACCGTCACCTTATACTTATTGTGACACTTCTCACACTCAACCATGTTCTCCAAATTGGGAGAGAATAACCCTTTAAATGTATTACCACCACAAATACATGGCAGTTCCACCAACTGACTGTCAAAAATATCCTCGTACTCCTTAATAACCTCTATTTGCTCATCTAAAACCGCACTATATTCCTCTATAACGAACCGAAGACTGTTGACTTCTTCGGATTCCTCCTTCTTGGAGAACATGTTTGAGAATACATATAACACCGGGAACGGGAGAATCACCGCGAATATGGGAATCCCATCTGTATTGGTCAATTCAGACAGTCCATACGCGAGTACGGCACTGGCGACGACCACCCACACTAGTTTCTTCGCTGCTTTCTTCCACTCATCAGTCATATCGCTACTCTAGCACGGTTTTTCCGATTGTCAATAGAGTTCGTCATCCAATTTCGCGTCCTCCACGTCGTCTGCCGCGTGTTTAGCCCCGATAGTGTATTTTTCCAAGACCGTATCTACGTTTTGAAGGAGATATAATACCATTTTTTCAGTATCCCTCTTCAACTTTAGAAGTGATTTTTTATGTTCTACGTCTTTAGTCTTCAATAGGTCTTCAATTAGCTTTGCCGCTTGCATTCCCCCATCAACCATCATACCAAAGTACTGTGGCAGGTTTCCCATCTCGTATGGGAGGGTGTTTGGTCCGGTATGAGTCTCCCTCTCTTCCTTCTTGTATTGTCTAAACGCCCCTTCGGTATCCAGCGTGTGATTGATATCACCTGACGCGAATTTTGTCGAATAAGGGGATTCTCCTTTGATTGCCATAAGATTATTTACCTTATATGACTAAATAATGTCATGAGTAAGTATAAGAATACCTTCATTAGGATTTTACGAGAAAATGACTTGGATGCGGACTTGGAACGTAGAGCAATGGAAGGTTCTTTGGAAGATGGCACCAACCCCGGTGAATTCGACATGGACATGAGTCCTCCCGAACAAGACGGACCTCCTAGCGAAGTCGCAGACGCCATGAGCCGTCGAAACCAGCAAATCGTATCCGAATTACAAAGTTGGATTGACAAAATTGAAGAGTTTTTAAGCTTTCTCAACAGTGAAGATCCTAATAGCGTTCAATCCAAGCTAGCTGCCGCCGAACCGGACACGGTTATGGATAAAATGAAGCAATCCCAACAAACCAAGATTTCCCGGGTGGCTTCCGACTTGGCGTCCCTACACCAGAACTTCCTAGGTTTCATGGCGCAGACCCAAAATGCAAGATTTAAATATGTGTGATTTTTGTTGATACTCAACGAGCCATGCCCATGAATGATCAACAGGCTATAGCGGAGTTATATGAAAGTGTCCTCCAGCTAACTTACCAAAACGTAAACAAAAACTTGTTTTACGGTTTTAAATCCTTACTAGAAAACGGTGATGATTTTGAAGTACGGGGAGACCTAGTTGCTGACCCCAGCCCTAAGTATCAAGCTATAACCATAACCTTTACATATAAAGGAACAAGGTTTGTTCTCGTCTCTATCAGGTCTCATTTCACTGACCCTCCAGAAAGTATCCTGATAGGTATGGAAGTTTTAATATTTGGAAACGACCACGCCGGAAAAGCTAAAAGAATATTAGGCACAAATGTATTACGGAGATATGACCCCACCGATAGGCGAAATCCGTATAAATGGGTCGATTCCGACCCTCCGATTAGAACAATTGAAGACTGTGTTGAGTATGTTAGGGCGGTCTTGGATAACGACGATGATTCTCCAGACGAAGATACTTCCCCCGTCGCTCCAACCCCAAAGGCAAAGACCCGACCTAAAGTATTCGCTTAACGATAAATAATACCATGAGCTTTAAACAAGACATAATCGCAATCGGAGAGCTACTAACCGAAGGAGCAAAAAAAAACCGCGACAAGGAGTATAGTAGACCGGGCTGGCCATCTGGCTTCGGTGCCGTACAACCTTCTCCGAATCCCACTCCATATGAAAAAGATTTACAACTAATTTTCAACGCTTATGCTGAAATAACCGCCCGCTCCGATGAATTTCTCAAAACCCATGCGAATTGGAATTATGCTGAATTTCTAGCATATATGGAACCATACTATAAAAAAGCCGATGAGATTCGAGATATGGTTGCTACTAAACATAAAACGGATTTAGGTGGACCCCATACTTAAATATAACTTCCCAAACAAAAGCTTACACTTATAAACAGCCGATGGTCCACATTGGCTGTTTTGCGTTATATAGGACGATGATATACCATCGATACCATAACTAATACACATTTCATTGAAATCCTTATACTCTTTCTTGTCTTTTGGCCAGATAAACACACATTCTCCCATGTCTAATAGCTGGAACGTCTTCACTCTGGCGGTTTCATCGACCCATTGGTTGTCCAGAACCCATATCTTACGAAACATCATCAATGATTGAAGCTGTTCCTGTTGAGTAGTGGTGAATCGGAAGTTTCCCTTGTTGATTCCTGCAACTCCTATCGCATTCTTCACGAAGAAAGAGTCCAATGGACCCTCAAATAGGAAAACCGTATCCTTATCAGGATTGATCTTATCGATACCGAACAATGTTTTATCGGAATTGGGTTTGGATAGGTAACTAGGACCATCATCCCAATCGAATATCTTCCTAGTTTGGTAGAAAACTATCTTTCCCTCCTCGTTTTTAAAGGGAATGACCAAACGATTACCTTGAAACTTGTCGTTAAGACTGATATATAATGCATCCGGCCTGTTTATAGCGGTATCAAGCCTTCTACTATGAATATACTGGATCGCTGCCTTAATTTTAAGGTTTTCCCGGTAAAAATCGACCTGAATCGGGTCAAAAAGGTTGATACTGTCTTCGGGAAGGGTGGGAACCTCCACCGGGGTCTCGTTAGGCACCACGTCGTTCCTGACGTCGTACACTTCCCCTTCCAAGTCCTCTTCAAGCTCGTCATGGGACATCCCTGAAACCTCTCGTATCCACTGATACGGCTTCAGACTGCTTCCGCAGTTGTGACAATATATATTATCGTTCCCCGGTATGAAAAAGCATCTCTTTTTACGCCCCCATGACTTCCCTTCACGGCATATGGGGCAACAGGAGTTATAAGTACCCGTGTACTTGTTATATGTTACCTTGTAGCCGTATTCATAGAACTTGGATATTATATAATCCAAGGGGAGGTTAAAGTCGAAGCTCGTTCTCTTCGAACTTAGCTGCGGCAACTTTTTGAGCGAAGGCCGGGACATCTGTTACAAATTCTAAAATACCACCCTCAATCGCAAAGTCAACCTCCTTTTTGGGAACCCAGAGGTTCACCATCTCCGGAGAACGCAAGAAACCATGCTCGTCTTTCCTAGTTCTAATGTATATTAGAAACGCACCAGCGTAGATACCTGTCAAGCACGCATATAAGCGACCTACCCGCAGCTTTTTCTTATTCCAAAACATATTATTGCGACTTTGACGCTAAAAAGCGCCCCATTTCTTCGAGAAACATGTTATCTATGGCCGACTTCTGTATTTTCTCCTTGTATACTGTCAAGCTCAACGGGTTTCCGTCTAAATCATACCCCATAAGCTTGAAACAAGAGAGAAACTCCCCGATTGTCCCAATCAGCGCCCGATTCAACTGAACCTTGTTAGGCATTTTGCGCTTTTCAGCTATCTCCAACTTCAAAGCGTCCCGAATAACTCGTTCGATCTCTTCTTCGCTGAAATTGGTAATCGGGTCCATACATATATTTAATCTTCCTTGGCTTTTATGAAAGCGTCCCCCTCTGTTTTCTGGGAAACCCCCCGCTCAATCAAAGTAGTCATTACAATCTCCATGGAATTGGTTTTCAAGTTATAATTCTTTGGAAACTTGTTCCCTCCGTCATTAAACTCGAACACCACGTCTCCCGCGAACTCCTTGTTCGTATAACATGTTATAAACAAGGAGTACCCTCCGGGGTCAACCATAATGGTCCATTTGCGAGGGTCTGCCAGAGAATAGTTCGCAAATACCCGGATCGCGATAAACCCGCTGTCTCTAAGACGTGATAAGAAGTATCCACCAGTTGTGATTTTGTTTTTGTGTTTAGGAGTCATCAGTTTGTGAGGCTAGTTACTATATAATTTAACACGAACCCGGGAAAACGCAAGGTGATACACCCAATTCCCGTGTCGTTTATCTCAAATTTGAAATCCAGACAGTTATCAAAGTTGATCAACCGGAAATTATCCAGCTTCATTATGAATGGAGCCATTTCAAAATCCACCTCTCCGCCTTCAACAGTAAGACTATCGGTGTTTTGGGTCATTTTATCACACAGACTCCACACTAGATGATCATCCTCTGTATAAATGTATAACTTGTTGGTGTCTTTGAAGACCGAACTGTTTTTCAACAGTGTTTTAAGGAAATCCTTGGCGACGTAAAACTCGTAGTCATACTTCAGCGTCTTTATCTTAGCTAAAGTAATCTTTGGTTTGGTTATAATACCATCATCGTGAAGATGGTAGTCAAACTTTATACTTTTCCCCAAATATTGTAGTTTGTTCGACAAAATCCCCAGAGACACATCTGGCGATCCCGCCATCTCTATGACATCGGACAGCTTGGTGACTGACGGAAGGTTCAGAGTCGCATCGACTCCAAACACCCCATCCATCTTGGCCCATAGGAACAAACTCCTATCATCGGAATTGACGATGGAATATACCTCTTTATCAGATACCTCTAATATGGCTTTGTCACTTATGCGGGATAAACACTTTAGGAAATGAACGAAGTCTTTCGACTTAAGATTTAATAATTCAGGTACCATCCGCGTGTATCTTTTCTAACAGCTTTATCATCTTCGTGAGCTTGCCTGATATCGTTTCCAATAGAACGTTGGTCTTTTTCTGTTCCTCAATGTTGAAGTTGAACTCCAACTGCCCATGGTCAGGTACCGCTACTGGTGTAGCCATTACTGGTTCCTGATAATACGTAGGAGTAACAGGTACAGGCGGGTAATAAGGTGGTGGGGGAGGGGGAGGAACAAATGAGGCTTGACGAACTTGACGTTCCATTTCTTCAAGCCCCATTTGAATCTTTAAACTACCATCATTCGGCCTTCCATTGTGAACAGGATTCTCGGAAGTGTAACTCTCGATCATCCTCGATTCCGCAAACATCGGTTTGCCCAACTCCACCAACAACCTCAAATCTTCAGGTGTCAGTGGTTCTTGTTGATAGTTGTCGTTCATAATTAGTCGTTATCCACCCCAGCGATAAGATCATCAATGTCCTGCTCAATATTCGAAGCCTTTTTCGATGCTGGTGCTTTAGTGGTTTTGGGTTTTACCTCGTTGACCACTGGTTTTTCCGGTTCTTTTTGTTCCGGCCAATCCATAGGGATCTGATCATCATCTTCCTCAACAACATTAGGAGATTGTTTAGCAAGAGGTTTTCTAGATTCAGAAACCTTTTCCTTTCCACAATAGAAGTGGGTAGCTAATAGCTCTTCCAATTCTGTTGCGGTTTTAACCGGAATGATCGCCTTTAGATCATGGACGGCTTCATATATCGCGTCGATTTCATCGTCGGATAGTTTAAGTTTGGACTTGGTGGTGAAATACGACGTAATAAACGTAGTAAACTCTCCTTGTTCCTGAGCAACGATCTTGAAGTCCGCTCCCCCTTCACCCAAATCGAAAATAAGCATTCCGAACTCTTCGGCCCGATCTCCAGACATGTGGGTATCCACGATTTTCTTGAGTTGCGGACCCATCTTCAGAACCTTGACAGTCCCGTTGTTTTCAGGACATGCTGGATCATCGACGACATATACATTGACGAACCACTGTTCCTTTTGATCGATGGGGTTTCTGAATTTGATATCATTTCCCTTATCATCTTTCCCGGGGTTGGGATTCGCATCCTTCCATTCCTTATACAGCTTCCACCGCACTTCTGCGATGGGATCTTTTTGTTGTAAGGGTTGAAGAGATAGCGCGGATGTAAACGTACCCGTCGCATTACTCTTCCATGAGTGGACAACGTGGTAATAGAAGGTGTCATCAACATTTTCTACGTTTGGAATCAAGCGTAACGTATATGTATGCCCTGCCGGGAATTTCATGATGTTTACGTATGATCCGTTGCCAGTATCGCCTTTTTTGAACGCGTCTTTGAGTTTGTCGAACATCGACGCAGTGAATTTGTTTTTAGCCATTGTTTGTGTTATTTGTTTGTTTGTGTTATTTGTTTGTTTGTCGTGTATAACCTCTATATCGTTAAATTATATCAATCATACAGAAATATTTAGCTTCGTTTCCAGTTTTTCCTTCGCTATTTGTGAAAATAATCTCATTTTAGAAGAGGTATAAAACTTGGTCTTGGTCTTTTGGAAGGTCAGGAAGAAGTTTGGTATCACGAACTCCAACAAGGACGACTCTACCACAGGATTCGCGAATGTCAAGGCGTGAAGGGTGTAAAAATTGATCTTATGCTTCTTCAGGTGGTCAAGGAAGAACGGCAGGGAGTCTTCGGTGTAGGTCTGGTATTCCTTGAACGAGATGTTCTTTTCCTTGCAGAAATGGTATACAAAAGCCAAACTATTCCACAGTCTCTCCATAGATGAATCAGAATCGGGATTCTCCAGCTCCATTTTCTTCATGTATTGAGTATACGCTGAAACCGCCTTGCGTGTGACAAAGAATTCTAGAGGATAGTAACAGAAGTCTTCGTATATGGAATAAGGAGCGGTAAAAAAATTGGTTTGGTTGATCTCTGGATAACTTATGAAGAACGACGACAGCTTTTTTAGTATGGTCTCTTTACCAGAGTCTAAATCGGTAAAGTTCTTCTTCAACTGGAAGGGTTCTCCCCTTCTAGACACCACAAGGTGGTTGTTGTAGATCTGTTTCTCCACGTCCGTTATCATTTACCCTTCGATTTTACCTTTTTCCGACTGTTTAAAAACTTGGTAACATATTTACTTTTGGCCACGCTGGGGTCAAAATCTAGAAACGCCCGCACAAGCTCGTAATCGTTCTCCAGATTGAGAATCGTCTTCATAACATTCTTCAACTTCTCATCTTGTAAGGTCTGAACAAATACGTTCTGTATTGAGAGCTTTTTTCCCTTCAAATTCATGACGAAAGTACAAAAACAAAGGAAAAGGTGTGTAGACTCCTCTTCTATAAGATTATTGGATGGGTCGTAGCTCATAGCTTATGACGGGTCATCAGTTACGGCAAATCCTACCAGTTTGTAATCCTGTACTGCCCTATGTTCATCTATCGTTCCCATCCCGAACGGGCGTATTGATAGTTCATCATTTTCAACCATCGTCTTTATCTCCTCTGGACACCTACTAATAAGAACAACGTCCCCGACCAAGTATCCTTCCTCTTGTCTCATATGGGAGACCGTCCCTATAATATGCTCCACATTTACGCTCCCGGTACCGTTCATCTCGCTTTCTATATAAGCAGGGGAATCTTTATACTCCCCCAACGCCTCCTGTACAACATTAGAGGTGTACATCCTACCATTCCCATTAAGGACGTTTAATTGTAATAGCTTTTTAGTCATACTTCTACTAGAGTTGTCATCATATACCACAGTGTTTTTTTATCACCGCCCCCAATTCTCTCCAATCCTTTTCAAAATTTTCTTTTTTAGAAAAGGGAATAGACTCGATTGACTCCTGTTCGCTCATTTCGATAAACATAACTAGAAACGGTTTACCATTATACGTTACTCCTATTTTTGGTTGAAACGTTAAAGGATCAATAACTTGTTGTACTGTATATTTCTCTTTCATACTTGTTCTAAAGTTGTCATCAGATTCATAAACTTTTCCGTCATCGGTCCTCCCGATGCCCATTCCCCGCCCCCTCCACCACAAAGATTTTCCGCCAGATACTTGATGTCGGCGGTAGATCCCACTGGTTTTCTAAAGGAAACGAACTTGTTCGCCGGGTTCACAACTATGATAACATCATGCGGGTATTTGTCAATGAGTGCCTTGGCGATTTCGTTGACCGAACGAAGGGAAAACGTAGCCAGAACGGTCCAGTCCTTGACTTTACCCTCGAAAATCTCCAGTCTAGCCACTTCCAAGTCTATTTCTTCAAAGAAGGACCGTGCCAACGAAACTTCCGCGTCTGTGAACCCGTTAAACCCGTCCCAGAAGCTACTTACGAACGTGGCGAACTTCTTATATCCTGATTTCCTATAAACCGCGTTCAAATATTTCGATTCCTCATACTTAAGTTCGTGTTTGTTGTAGTCATCCACATATCCGAACAGCTTTTTATGCTCTACTGAAAAGTCTATCTTATCCTTAAACTTCTTATATAGCAATTTACAACAGGAAGAGCATTCTTCCACCACCAACATTGAATCGAAGGCGTGTAAGGACTCCCCTCTATCGGAAATGAAGACCAGACGAGGATCGTCAAGCTTGTTGATTAAACTCTGGTCCAGCGCCATCCCGATTACGAACACCTTATCGTAGTCTTCAAGGTTTTTCTTGGCCCAAGCGGTATAAGTAGTATCAAACTCCCCGAAAAACACGGATTGATACTCCAACTCCTTGAAAATATTACCTAGGAGGATAACAGACGCAGCCCCGTCAAGGTCCGCGTTCGCCCAGATAAAGATTTTACTAGTCACTGGGATATTTACCATCGTATTCATATAAGTCAAGTCTTAATTTCTCGATTTGGTCTACTAAACATATCTATACCCGCTAAACCCACACTCAAGGCACATGACTTCCATTTTTGGAGGATTACACATCAACACTCCTCTCTCCGTATGGTCCAACAGTTCTTGACCACAGTTCGGACACGCTATTCCGGTACCTCCATTTTCTTGCTTAGACCGTAACCGGTCTAAGTAGTCGGAATTATATTCACCCAACGGCACTAACCACTTACGCCATTTCCGTTCTCCTTCATTTTTACATCTAATACTCATAATTATTCGTTTGCCAATCTTTCCAGTATATTCTATTCATATAAGTCAAGGGGTTAAATTGTTTATTTGTATATACTGTCCCTTTTACATCCTATGAAATAGGCGTCAATTTCATCTAAAGTTTCAAAATATACCGTTTCTCCTTTATTACACCATGTTTTTCCGTCCGGAAACTCCCATATACAAAGACCGGACTTCCACCAATCATTTCCAGCCTCTCCATCCTTTCTAACAAACCCTACGATTTTCATTTCTTTCTCAGTTATCATATCAATTCTCTCTTTCCAATCTTTCCAGTATATTCAAGTCTTCCTCACCCATCAGTTCCTCCCCTTCGTTCGCTTGTAAAATACTCAACGTCAAATAGTCGATCATCATCGCTTGTACCATTCCTCTAGGTCCGTATCGGTTTTTCATCATCCCCAGCTTGATCAAGCTCATCTCCTGATCCTCTTCAGACTGGAAGATTGATAAGATAACGTCTGCGGTGGCGGCAACGCCGATTGACTCCGCTATACCATCCATCCCCGGGTTGTCCTTTTGATATGAGCTGTTATGAGTCAGTATACCATTGGCCAAAAATAAATTATCTTTAGACACTGCTATATCTACAGTGTCGTGAAAATCATCCAACTCCTCAATTTCTATTATTTCATCTTTAAAAAAGTTATACATTGGTCTATTATACGTTGTTCGTCATTTCTGAAATCTTTTTCCCAAATTACTAAAACACTAATACCGGCATCGTTGAGATATCGTAATCTGGCTTTATCATACTCCCAAATCATCAAAGATGTCAAATCCGTATTAAATGGGTTTGGAGTATCTTCTGGAGAATAAATGCTAGGATTAGCGTGGAACCGATCTCCGTTAAACTCTATTGCCCGTTTTGTACTAACATCATAAAAATCTAAACTATATTTTCCAACTATATACTCCCCATTATTATCATTATATAATAACAATCTATCTGGAACCTGTTCAGATACTTTTTTAAATAACACTTGTGATATCGACGAGTATCCTAACTTAGAAGACTTCCACATCTTAGCCATTTTTGACATGTATAAGTCTGTTCCTAATATGTCTCCATGTCGTTTCTTATACGATTCAAGCGAATGAATAGATGACAATCTCTGTCTAATGGCTTTAAACTTTTTCATGCCCTCTTTTTCCCCATGAATCTCGATTTGGCGTTCTAATGAAAAGTTGCCTTTGTTCCGGGTACAGAACTTTTCATACCGTTTAACCCCCTCAGTTTGTCCGTATTTGTTTACCATGCGGGTTTTGGGGTTTTTCATACCATCAATATAATTATCATACTTAACCCTTCCGTCTATCTCCCCATGACGCTCAATAAAACGTTTTTTTGTATTGATACTACTGTCACACTTGCGTACATACCTTTGTGGTCCGATAACATCCCCATATTTTAATTTATAAAGTTCTAAGGTATTTCCCTTTGCCATATTAGCAGGCAGTGCTTTATAATAATTATATCGTTGTGTAATGTCTGGAACATCAAACTCCACAAGATTAGCTAGAAACTTTATATCACAAGGTTTCATTGTCTTAGTCGTATCCCATAAGACACAAACCTCTTCCGTAGGCATCTTTTTAGTTATAGATAACCATTCTTTTCTATCTGCTATACCTCGTTTAATAAATCGCATACCTTTATTTACTCCATCTCAAGATTCTTTTTATTGAACCGCTGAAAATAATGAACACCCAACCGATAATCCACTACTAATCGACATGTTCCCTTTAACCGTTGGAAAAACATGATTATCTGAACATATAATAATCTTTCCTGATTTAGTTTTCACTCTAAATACCTTTTTACGTTCAGACGGGTAGACATGTTTAACTTCTACCCACCCAGTTGTTCCCTTTATACTATCTCCGACTCTAATATCCCCAATCCTGATTGGGCCATCTACCCTCTCTACTAGTGTATTAGTGTCTAGACACCTCGTTAGTTGAACAGCAGAAATAAAAGGACAATTGAAGATGTACGACATGGCCCGAACCTGCTCGCATATGTGTTTTATCCGCTCATATGAGTTGCTTCCAAAGGTTGTTGTCAACAGAGAAACGTAGTCTATGACTACCGCATCAATTCGTTCGCCCGAATCTATCAATTTCTTGATAAACGACTCGATTTGCTTGGGAGTTATGAGAGACGGAGGAAACTCTTTAATGAATATCTTCCCTTTCGGGTTTCTTTCATGTTCTTCTAGAATCTTACGCTTCAATATAGGAGTGTTAAGCCGAAACTCCTTCATGGGAACCTTGGTTATGTTGGATGCTATGCGTTTCGCATAGACCATCTCCGACATTTCCAAGGAAATGACCAGCACACTCTTACCCTGCTCCGCTATGTTCGCCGCGACGTTCCCAAGGAAGATACTCTTGCCAATGTTCGCTTGTCCTGCGAACATATACAACGCTTTCCCGGTCTCCGACCACCCACCATCCAATGCTTCATCAAGCCATGGCCATTTTGTGGAGATATGAGATTCCACGTTGAGGATATTGTCGATGATAAGGTTGATATCCTTATACAACTCAATCCCGGCGTCACAAATGAGGTTTATCTTACATATCTCATCAAACGCATCCAGTACCTCTTGGGGATTCTTGGTTTTCTTCTCCGCGTTCTCGTAGATATCAACCAGAGTTACCCATGTCGCCCTCTCTTTGAGGAAAGTCTCCGTGTTTTCATACAACTCTTCAACATTGAAGTCCCCTTCAATCTCCTTAAACGACTGTAACATCGTCTTGAAGTTGTTTCGAAGGGCGTCCGTATCCAGATACGTCTTGACTTCTGCAAATGTTGGTAGGATCTTACGCTTATCGTAAAAATCGTTTACGATTTTGAAGTATGTAGCAATGTTCTGATTGACAAAATACTCCGGTTTCACGTAATCTGCAATAGCATTCAGATACGCGGAATCCGTTATCGCTTTATAGGCGATAATCTTTTCATATTCGTCTAGATCTAGGACCATCAATACGGATCGGTTGATACATTCTTACTGTGAACCTGTAAGGCGTTTATAATCGACCCTACGAAAAAGTCTAATACTTGCTTAAAGCTGTCTCGGTCAGACCAATGTAGCTTATCCAGTCCAAACTGCCTTGCACGGGTAGACTGGACCGTTATAGTCGTAAATAGAGAGTGCCACAGTGCGGCATTAAACTCCGACACTTTATTAGCACATTCTTCATCAAGCGTACCGTCCTCCGCGTATTTTACTAGCGCAGGTAAAGTGTTGTACTGGTATATGCATCTCCACGAATCCTCTACTCCCGGCCTAGGAAGACCCGCGTATATATAGGCGGGAATTCCAGCGGTCGCCAGTTCCCCCAATATTCTTTCAACAAGAGCAAACTTCAGTTGGTCTTCCAGTGTTAGAGTAGAAACCATCCGTATACGCTGTACGTCTACCTTTTGTTGGTTCTCGTCCACTTCTTCCTTATCCCACCCTACTTTCGTTATATTATTTGTTTCCATATTTGTTTAAAAACCAGTTGTTTCCCGCTATCCATTCCGGGGTATACTCCTTAAGACCCGGAGACGCGTGTGTTATCAATATATCACCCACTCCGATGGACAATCCACGCTCAATTGCGACCATAGATGCCGCAAGGTCATAGAAATGGAAATTACACGGGTTCTCTGTGTCAAAAACCATCGTTTCGATGGCTTTTCTATTCAACGCCATGAAAACTCCATCAATCATAACCACTCTATGTGGATATGACCCAAAATTAGTAGGCAATTTCCTACCTTCATGAATATGCTGAACACAACCATGAAGATTCTTGCTATAGAACCCGCCACCCATGATATGCCATAGCGCAGGAGGTGCCATTTCTATTTTAGATGCGCCCGCCACCCCTACCAAGTCGTAGGTATCAAATAATACCTCTAACTTAGGGAAAGGGTCTTCCTCTAGTATCACATCATCATGAACGAATATCAAACAATCGGTTTCGTCGAACTCGGCTATATGACACTCCACGTTATAAACATCCCATAACGCCCGGGAGTTCCCCAATACCATGCTTAAGTTAAATGGTCGGTCAATTACATCGGTGCTCCCATATAACAAGGTATCCCCTGTGTTCTCTTTGGCAGACACCGCCACGATTTTCGGCTGAGTTATCTTCATGACCACATCCTAGCACACTTGGCTTTTAAAGTCAACCTATTAAATACCCAAGTGAAGCACTCTCCACTTTTCTCCTACTATGGTTCGAAAATACGAATATCCGGCGAATATCCCGCCCCTGTATACGACACTATCATAGAACCATTCGCAGGCGCGGCAGGGTATTCCTGTAGATACCCGGATAAAAACGTAATTCTATACGAAAAGGATGAAATAATCGCGGGAGTTCTGGATTATCTCATAAAATCCACCCCGGAAGACATAATGAACCTTCCTCTAATACCTCCAGATAAGAATGTTGACGATTATCCCCTCTCTCAAGAGGCGAAATGGATGATTGGATACTGGATGGCCAGTGCCAAACAGAACCCGAACAAGCGTTTGAGCAAATGGGCGACGGAAAAGAAGGTTTGGCCCGATCTTGCCACCAATTTTTGGGGTACAGCGTGTAGAAAACGGTTGGCGGATACCGTTTCCCGTATAAACCACTGGAAAGTCTTCAACGAGTCGTGGGAAAACTCGGAAAGACACACCTCCCCCGCCACTTGGTTCGTAGATCCGCCCTACCAGAAGGAAGGAAAGTATTATAGAAAGAGTAATAAGGATATAGATTTCGAAAACCTAGGTAGTTGGTGTAAAACCCGACCCGGACAGACCATCGTATGTGAGAGTTTGGGAGCGGATTGGCTTCCATTTGTAGAATTATGTGAAATGAAGGGCATCGGCAAAGGTAGAAAACGTTCAACAGAAGTTATTTGGGTCGCAAATGATTAAATATCCATATGTATTCCACTAATTTTGATTATTTTGTAAGTCGAGGAACCATTTTAAACGAAATGGCGCGGCCTGCCAAAGGTTTAGGAATAAAATCCCCGACATTGGTTGGGGTATATGGTAGATTACGAACTGAAATCAAGTCTCGCGACCCTACTCTCCTTCCCACCCCCATTCAATTAAAAGCGTTTCTATATTTATACAAACTATCAGACGAGGTAGGAGCTTTTGACGAGGTACAACAAGAACTATATATGAGTTCTAAAACTGGACGGATGCTAATAGTTCCACTTATTGTAACCCTGATAAACCAATCATTGGACAACGGAACCTTCGATGAACAAAAACAGCAAAAAGTTGCTGAATTAGCACAAGACCCGGAAAAACTTGATAACTTCTTGGTTGTTAAGGACACTAATAAAGGAAACCGTTCTCTTGGGGGAGATAAAGCGTTTGAACGGGTCACTGAAGTCCCGAAAAAAGAGTATGTAAAGACCGCCGTTGGTATCGCCCCCCTCTTAGCGGAACTGAACCGTCTACAGGGAATTAGAAAACACCAAAAAAGACCACCACAGGGAGTCTCCGCTCAACCACAGCAAGAATCAGAACCGTCCAATCCCAATCTTCAAATAGCTAAAGACATCTTGGACATTTTAGGGGCCGTATCTTCCGCCAGATCCAAACTTCGGGCTAATGAAGACCTATATGATGTCGAACCTAAGAGTGTTTGGGCTGCCAAGACTCCTCAAAATGACCTGAATAGTATTATAAAGCGCATACCGGATAAGGTATTTGACGCCACCATTGAAACGTTATCAAATCTTATAGAAGCAAAGATAGATGCCGGGACAGGACAATCAGCGGAAGGATTTTTAAAGCTGGTTGACCGCCTAAAACAATCCCCGAGTACACCTCCCGCACTGGTCGCTTTGTTTGATTATATAGTAGACCGTCTAGCCGACGAGGAGTCCAAAACCATCGAAGAACTTGAACAGGATTTTAGCATCGAAGGGTACGACCCGGATATTCTGGAAAAAGTATTAGACACCCCCGAAGATAAAGAAACCTTTAAAAACTGGGTACAGACTAAAAGGAAATGGAGAGAAGAACTAGACAACATCGCGATTAGACGGTATGAGGATAACATATCCAACCTTGCGTCTCTCTTAAAGGGGGCTTCTGGAGGTCAACCCCCCGAAGATAAAGAAAACGCCATGGAAGTCTTACGTAAAAGACATCAGAACCTACTCCTTAAAAAAGGACCACCCCCTCCAAAACCGCCAGTCAAGGAGAGTGTGGAGAGCTATATGGAAGAACAAATCCAAAGAGATTCCAAGTTCGGCCCGCCTAATCTAAAGCTATTGGATAAAGGGTACAAACGCTTTAAAAATTATAACCACTGGATAACCGCGAATGAATGAGTCTTATGTTACTCCTCTGGCGTAACATCCGCCTTTTCTTCCTCTTCCATTCGGTCCAACGTGTCAGAGACTTTCTTTTTACGGAGTTTCAGCTTGTCTAAAGCAGTTAAAGGAGCTTCTTCGACTACTATATCCTCGTCCTCGTCGTCTTCCAACACTTCGTCTAAAGAGTTGATCATTTCGACTTCCTCTTCTACGACACTACCGTAAGACCATTCTTTCTTTATCCGAGTTTCCAGCTCTGGAAGAAGTTTGTTCTCCATTACATCGACGTCTCTGATAAAATTCTTGGCATAACCAAGCTTTTCTTCATTCCAGTCATAATAGATCGCACCCTTTTTGGAAATCACCTTCATGCCTTCCATGATTTCGATCAACCCGTAATATCGGTCCATCCCGGTAGAATGAGATAAATACAACTCCACTTCCAAGTATTGCCGCATAAACCGATTCTTAGTGGTATACGCGCATATACTTACTCCTGAATAACTCTTCTGTGAAGGAGCTAGCTTGGTGTCAGCGGTCTTCATATCCTCATCTTTAATGAGTTTTCTACGCAACTGGACTGTAACAGACGGGAGATACTTCGCGGACTTTCCACCAGAAATGTTTTTCTCCGCTGATGTATACATCGCCATAGGATCATCATAAACCCAATTGGTTAGAACAATCGGAGTCTGCGTGGCAGTACCTAAAGCATTACAAACACGAAGAAGACTCTTTACCGCCTTCGCGAAAGTACCCACGTCCGCTGATGTTTTATCCTTCGTCATTCGGGAGACTTCCATCTCTGGAATAAGATTGGCAACCGAGTCGATGGCGATTAAAAACTTGCCCTTAAGGTTCTTCTCATGGACCCATGTAAGAAACTTGAAGATAGCATTGCGAGTGGCTTCGATGGTTATCGGATTGATATACTTCACCTTGGTCACGTCCAGCCCCATACGGGAAGCGGCATCCCCGTCAATAGCACCTTCCGTATCAAAGATAACAACCGTCATCCCTTTCTTCTGTGCGTTCGCTAAAATCTGTAACATGAAGCCACTTTTATAAGTTTGAGACTCACCGACGAATTGTACAATTCTACCCTTTGGAATTCCTCCATATAAGGAACCGGAGATGATGGCGTTAAGCCCCATATTCCCGGTATCGATCCAGTCGTCCTTGGTTAAAATTGATTCACTTAGATATGTCGCCATCGGACAGATCTCGTCAATCTGATCCAATGCTTCCTGTACTTCTGCGCTAAAACGTGCGTTTGCCATAAAATTATATAAAAACTAGGTAAGGTTTGTCCAGCGGTTTGACGCGCTGGACAAATTATTCATAGATCCTCGGGAGTTAGAGGGACAAGCTTACGCCCACCATTTACATCCTCCCCGATTTTCACTCCGGGTACATACGTTAAAGCCTCCGCAACATTAGCACCTTGTTGAGTTGTAACTTGCACCACACACCCACCAACTACCTCCATCGCTTTCGCGGATTTCATCCATCCCTGAGCCTTGGATGATGCCTTACAGAGCAACGCGAACATATCACCGTTGCCTACTACCTTGATATCGGAGACTTTCGCCTTCGCATCTTCAACTGATTGCACGTCTAGTGCTTTTTCTTGTTCTGACATAAATTTAATAAAGTTATAAATCGCTAATGGAAATGATCTTCGGACTGGTTCCCGGTTCGGGAACCGGAACCTCTACTGGAGGAGTATTGATTCTTCCATATTGCGCCAGAATGCGTTCATCCAAAACCACATCACTCTCCACGATATTGGCCCGATTGAAGTGCCATACATTGGTGTTCCGCTCGGTCTTATCAATAAACTCGAAGAAGAACAGGGGGAATGTTTGGATCTCCAACTGTCCACCATCTTTTGGCTGGACATGAAGGATAACCGGATTGCGGAGAGATAGAACAGTTTCGCCCTCAGTCACCACTTTCCCTAAAATGGTTCTTCCGACATGATCAATGATTACTACGTGTTTTTCTTGCATACACTCTAATTTAGCACACTATTGAGTAATGTCAACTGGTCTTCCACCGATTTTTTAAACTGTTTTCCGATCCTAGACTTTCCACCCGCGATTGACCGATAATGATCTGATCTAGCCTGTATAACTTTCAACATTGGAACATCCTTAGTATCTACCGCAAGGGTGATCGCGTCTTCCTCCCCCATTAAAATGAGACGAACCACCCCCCGGAAATTATCGAAAGGGTTTGGTTCCATCATAGTATCAACAGGAGCAGGTTTAGCGGTTACTACTTTTATAAGTCTCTGCCTTACTTCCTCCAACTTCGGATTGACGAACGGGGTAGTGGGATGCTCGTTAAGCATCGAACATATTTTATCAATCACCACCGCTTCCGCATCATCGAGTCCCTTATTATAAGCCTCCTGTATATTCATCGTATTATTTTTTCTTAACTTAAAAGATCCTCCAAATCGATTTTTACGTTCTCGTTTGGCTTGCGAAGGGTCCAATCAACCGAATCATAGAACCTCTGGATCGCCGCATGGACTATCTTATCAAACATCTTCTCATAGTCAATGGTAAAAATCTCCGCGAACTCAGGTGGGTAGGTGGACTTGAACCCTATGAACTCAATGCCATACCTATTGGGAACCTTGACATGGACTATCTTCACCTTATCCCCCGATTTGAACTTTGGATACTTTGAGTCCAATTTTAACGAATCGATTATCAAATCATGAAAATACGCCGCCTTGACATGGTTCGGCATTCCTTTAACAGTCTGAAACTTGGAACATTGTCTAGCATACTTCTCGTAGTTATTGATTCCGCTGTTTTTATAAATTGATTCCACGCCCAACTCCTTAATAGCTTCATACGCTTCCATATAAGCTTTGTTAGCTTGAACTTTGTCCTGTGTTAGAACCATCGTCTCGATAATCTTCTTAATATACGGCTTTAACGCCTTGGGGATCGTAGTCTTCACAACATCAACCCCCTTATATTTGAACTTGTCCACTACGAATCCTTCATTATCCATGACGTGGGATACATAATACTTCTTACCTAGGAACACAACCGAATCGTTGATAGTCTCCCGTTTGAAGATAAACCGGGGGTCTTTTGATAAGAGGGCGGATCTGGCCCACCGATTCATGTAATCGTTGATATAGTTCTCTATCTTCTCACATTCCTCATAGAACTCTACTGATATCTTACCAGTCTCGTTCTTTAATACTATGCCACAGTCTTCCAAAAGCTTTAGAGATATGAAATTAGAGTCCGTATCGTTATATATCAGAGCGTTCTGAATCGTCAGTTCTGGAATATCCGGATAAAACTCGTTGATATAAGCGACAAACGCATCGTTACTCTTCTTGATTACCGCCTGACCAGTCAACGTCACGGATGTACCTATATCAAGGTCTCCTAACGGAGCATACTTGTTAGCACAATACCCGTATGTGGAATTAAGCGTGATCTTATACGCATGTTGAACCGTATTACACTTCTGAATGTCGTATTTCAGATAAGCCTTGGCTTCATCCGTTAAAACACTCTCATTTGCTCGATAATTGGTCTCCAATTCGAACATCTTAGACTTCATCTTTTTCCGTTTGGTATACAAACTATCCAAGAACTCAGGCATGATTCCTTTCTTCTTCTGTGAGAACAAGAATCCCGACTTTGACAAGCAAGCTTCTTCCTCCAGAAGGAACTTCTTGAAATTTTCCGCCGACAATTCGAATGTCCTACCAGATACGTGGTGGATATGATATATATCATTGACCTTCTCCAGCCTTCCTATTTTCGTTTCTGGTGATAGATTTAGAGAAATCATCACGCTAGGATACAGTGAGTTGGCGTCGAAACTAACGACACTTTCTGAAAATCCTAATTTCGGGTCCGCTACGTATCCCCCGGGGATACGCTCCCCTCCTTGACTCTTAACAAACGTTGGAATCCTTTCGTTACGAAACCTCGCACGAATCGCAACCGCGCCGTTGACAACTGGAAGAGTTTTGACGGCGTTCTCCATATTACACAACCCAAGATACGCTATAAACCTCAACAAGTCCACGTACTTTAACTTCTGGTCCAGTTTAACCAGAAGTTCAACGTCAACCAAGTTGTATTCACAAAACTTATTCCAATCCGTCTCAGCCAATTCCCACAGGGAACCATCATACTCCACCTTATTCTCCCCTAGTTCCTTTTCCGCTACATAATCCAGCTTATAGGACTCCAAGGGTTCCATCGCGAACTTCTTATACATCACGTAATAATCCAAACATGATATGCCCTCAATCACATATTCTTTCGATGGTTGCCCGAACTTACCCTCTTGATTTATCTTCTCATAGATTCTTCCAATCGGAGACAGCTCTTTGGCCCAGTCCTCGTCCAGAATCATAGTTATCCTATTGATAAGGTATGGAATATCGAAAGATGAACCGTTGTAAGTTACAACCGTATCAGGATAATCGGACGTGAAGAATCCTATAAACTTTTTCAACAACTGCTTCTCGGATTTACAATGATGGTAGTCCACGTCGGATCTATCATGTGTATACTCCTTCAGCCCGAACATCGTATAAACCTTGGAGAAGGAATCATAACATGTCAACAGATTTATAACCTGTTCCGCCTTTTCCGGTTCCGCGAATATCCCCCCATTGATCTCAGGATCGGAAGGACACTCGATGTCCAGCACCATAAGCTTTAAAGGATATTGCGCGAAGTCATCATTCTCACATAAATGGTAATAGTTGTCGATTAGAAAATGCTGATACGGTGGAAGGTTTTCAAAGATCCTCTTAATTCCGGATTCCTTGACAAACTTGTTCCGATCCCAAAGCGTGGAAAACTCTTTTTTCTTAACCGCTGTTCCGAAAATACTTTTTTCATCACCATCCTTACTCTCCAAGTATAGGTATGGTTTATAAGGCAACTCTTGGAAAACCCTATTTCCCGCCGCATCCCAAGTAAACAGGTGAATGGACTTGGTACGGTTGTTGTAAACGCAGTTTCTATAACTCATAGAGCCATGGTATCACCCCGTTCCCGATTGTCAATTCCATCTCGAAATGTATTTTCTGTCGGGAGAACCATACGGGGTATTTAAAGACTCAAGGACCGCGCCACAGTTGTCGGGTAATTCCAAGAAACGGGACGCCCCCATATTACGTAACTCTGGAACAAGCTTATAATACTTGGAACGGTTCTTCCAGTTTAGAAGGAACTCCGTTTTATCCGCCAACTCGTCTGCGGTTTTAAAGCGCATGAACTCGGGAGCGGACGCATATGTGACCAAATCCTGACATAGACACGGGATTCCTAATTGAGCGGCTTCAATGAACTTGATATCCGACTTACTCTTGTTGAAATTGTTATCCTGTAAAGGAGCAATGAATAATTGGGCATTCAGATTGGATAAGAACGTTGGGTATTCCAGCAAGTTTTTCCATGGGTGGAACTCTATCTCCCGCGCCACCACGTACGGTTGCAGCGGAGGAGGATACGCACCGATAAAGACAAACTGATACTTAAACCTATTGTCGATCACGAACTTCAAGACGTGTTCGAAGTCATCTTTCTGACCTGCAAGATGCTTCATATCAAAGTGTGCGCCCGATCCAGCATAAACAATCCGGGGACGTTTCTTATACTTGTCTAGAGAATCACAAATACGCTTATAGTTGAACTGGTGTCCGGTCCACCAGTAAGGCATGAAGTTAGGAACAGCGGTAATTTCCTGTTTTCCGGTCTTCTCAATGTACAAGTCCCGCATGAACTTGCACGGAAGAGTAACCTCATCCACCATGCGGATCATGTCAACACAGTTTTGCCGAACCTCGTCGTTATCAAAACCGCTCTTAGAGGCGTTGTAGTCCGGTATTTCTTCCCGAAACACCACGTCATCGACTTCGTAGATTATCTTAAACCCAAACTTCGATTGGATACTCTTAAGAAACTCAAGGAATTGTTTCTGAGGGGTGGAAGCCTGTCTTTGGACCGTAACCGTCCGTATACCATGGTAAAAATTCTCGTCGAGGATCATTTTAGTGGCAGACACCACATCCCCAATCCCTGTCAGTATGATATGGTTGGAAATGAATCCCCGCCTATACGCCATACACCCATCATTCCCCGCGTTAAAATTGAGGTATCGGTTTTCTGGAGGCGCGGGGGCAGCAGACTTAACCAATTGTGGGATAACCGCAAATGGTGATGTAGGAAACGGACGGACAAACGGAGAAGCAGCTAATAACATATCTTCTCTAATTAATCCAGCAATGTTGAAATGTCAATCCCCCCCACGGGGATAATACTCCATTTGTTTTTTATTGTTAAGACCCGCCATGTAATTACCCATCGCTCTCTCGTTTTTAGCCCGTTCCGCGTATTCCTGAGCCGCCTTATCCTCCGAATCACCTAAATCATCAACGAAAAACTCGTCGTAAGTTTTAAACATTGTTGAATCTCCATGGTTATAACTGGCGGTCTTGGCATCATACAAATACGCCTCCGGTTGTCCCACCTTCGAGACTACCTCCAGTATAACCTTCTTATACTCTGGCACATAATACCCATACATGCTAAAGATCTCAAACTTGGGCCATATCCGAAACTCATGTTTGGAAGTATATTGAGTAAATGTCGGGTCTTGGTATATATGCTCGATATCGTTAAAATTAGAAATCGCGTTCACTGTGTGTAGTCTCCTCTTCGTTATTAGGCTTCCTAACTCATAATGCCCGCGAACATCCTTTGACATGACAAAGTTGCCGTTATCACTAAACAGTCCTGTTATATTTCCCAAAGAAGGGTCATCATACGCGTATACCCTCCCATTTACCCGGATATTATCCGGGCTTTCGGTTATCAATTCATATAATCTTCCTATAACGTAGGCGTCGTTAGACAGAATCATGTCTATATTTAACTATCTATTTGACTAATTCTCGATGTTACCCCGTTCTCCTTGGCTAGCATAATGGTTTCTCCGGTAATATGTTTCTTCATTTCCTTTTTATGGGATATTATATAAACACACGCCCCGTTGACGTCCACCTTCTCTTTCAACTGCGTCATAATCAGATCCAGACCCTTTTCATCCAGAGCGGTATCCAAAACCTCGTCGAAAAACTGCGTGTTGGAGTAGACTTGGTGTATTTTCCTACGCATGTCCGCAAAACTAAAGGCACATGCGAAGTCCAGAGACTTTTTCTCCGCGCCGGACGCGTTTTTATATGAAAACAGCTTTCCTTTGGTGTTTGTCACAACTTCTTCGAAATACTCGTCAAACTTACAACGGACGTTCATTCCCAAAAGATTCAAATACTTGTCAATTGTGTTGTTGAGCAAGTCTAGAAGCTTCTTGACTACCAAACTCTTGACTCCTTCTTCCCCTAAAATGAACTTACATATATCCAAATCCTTTGTGGTTTGGCGTAAAAGTCTTAAGTTTTCCGTTTCTTGGACTATCAAATCCTCCCACTCGGATATTGTGGTATCAAACGACTCTAGAGAGTTCGACACGTTGGAAATATCCAGCTCCAACTCCTTGAAAGACTTATTATATTGTGACAAGGACTCGGTTAGACTTGTGATTCTCTGGTTGTTGGCGCGAGCGCGTTCCAAATCATTACCAAGCTCTGAAATCTTATCATCGATAGCAACCTGCTTATCGGACCATGTTTTGGTTTCGGCCAACCCGTCGTCTAAATTGGTCTGAAAATCCTCAAGTTTAGCTTGGTTCTCGGCCACAAGGGTTCCTAAATGACCTATATGTTCTGCGGTTATCTCCTGTAGACATTTCGGGCAGCGAATTCCTCCCTCGATATTGGTATACTTGTCAATGTCATTCTTAACCCCTCTTATGTTAAGAGTTATCGTATTACAAGCGTCGTTACAATCCTTTATTCGACTAATCACAACCACTCGGGCAGCTTTTAGTTTTTGTATATTATTATCTATGTCGTCCGTACTTATGGCCGACAATCCGGCCAACTGCTCAATAACTCCATCACGACTCTTGATAATCTCTTCCTTGCGCTTCTCCAGTATCAGTTCCCGGTTCTCGATTTCCTTCCGAACCAGTTCTTTCTGATCCTTCAAGGACTTCAGACTCTTTTCCTGTTCTCCTAGCTTGGCAATGGATATCCCAGTGTCACTCTTGTTATCCGACACCATCTTTTTCAGATCCTTCAACATTCGCCCGAAAACGTCAATCGCGAAAATATCCTCAATGAACTTGCGCTTTTCCGCCGCTTCCATGGACATGAACGGGACCGTCTCCCGAATGGTCATGATATCACAGCACTTGTATATCGTGGGATTGGTATTGAGCAGATCACATATGTATTTGTTGGTGTTGGCGATGGAATCCAGAGTTATATCCACCCCGTTTTTCCATAACTCGACCTTGGACGGCTTTATCTGCCGCTTGATTACATAGGAATTGATCCCTTCCCGCGTCTCCACGTCAAACTCCAGCTCGACCAACCCCTTGCCTTTGGTGATGTTGTTGACTACAAACTCACTTTTGATCTTATTTACAGTCTCCCCGAACAGTGCGAAGAAGTGTGAGTTCGCCACCACCGATTTACCTACCGCGTTCCTCCGTTCCGGTTCGTCCTTGTTGATCCCTTCTATCTGGTGGATACCACTCGTAAGGTCTATGGTTATGGTGTTATTACCAACACTCAGAAAATTCTGGACCTTCAGGGTCTTATAAGTTATTTTTTTCATACAAATATGCTATTATGCCGTCTATCCTCTCCTCCACATCATCCTCCAGCTTCATCTGTTCTATGAACTCGTTGAACATATCCAGTATGTTGATGGAATCAACCTGCTCCACAGAATCCAGTGTGTTTGTCACCACATTATACTCAACCTGTAAGGACTTGGGTAAAAACTTGCCCAAATACACCTTGACCTTATCCAGCTTGGATTCCTCCAACTCGACGTCAACCACAAGTTTCACTATGTTGCCCGCGACGTCCTGACTCGTTACGGTCTTGATCTTGGAAAGAAACACCTTCTTATACTTGGGAGATACCGGATTCTCGAAAAACTCCAAGTCGCCTGTCTCCACGTCCAGAATATAGTACCCTTTCACGTTCTCAACATCGGAGAAATCAATGGGAAACGTGTTGCCAACGTAATAAACCACCCCTTCATTGTATTTCTTATGATCTCTACGATGAAAGTGACCGGAGAAAACGGTATCTGTTTTCCCCCCTAATAAATCCATGACGTTTAATCCCTTATCACAGACCTTATAATTATTCATCCGAAAACTCTGAATTTCAAAGTGGCCAAAAGTGTAGTCGAATTTACCGTCTGGTAGCTCGTTGTTCCATGGAACGAACAGCATGGTCTTCCCAAACGCATCAATGGTCAGGTTTTTGTCAACAATGGTGCAGTTTTGATACCCGTTGATAAGGCCCAGACTATGTATATCCGAACGGTTCTTGTAAAACGCATCGTGGTTTCCGACAATCAGTATTATACTAAACGCCTTGAGTTTGTTTAGTATCTCGGACGCAACGTGAAGAGTCTGGACTGATATCTCCGAACGGTTGTCGAAGAAGTCTCCAAGGAAGAATATATCCTTTATCCCCTGCTTCTGTAGTTCCTGCGCGATCCAATCCGCCCATTGTAAGGCGATCTTATGCCAATCCTCGGAATTACCATGGACTCCAAGGTGTAGATCTGAGAAAATTGCTACTTTAGATTTTACTATCATTTGAAGGTTCTGTTAAGGTTAAACGAATCGCGTCTCCGATCTCGTAGAGTATTCCTTGTATATAGTGCCTGTCACCATAAGACATACATGAGATCCCGGCGACCTTGCCCATTGCTCCATGCTTCATCAACACATTGGTAACTTCTTTTTGTATCTCGTTGATCAAGTCTTTATGCACCATCTTCCTAATCACATCAACATCATACTCCGATCTGACCAGTTTTTCTACCGCGTATATAAGCCCCCACTCCGAAGTGGTGGCACCTTTCTTTAAATCTTCTAAATTCATTTTTTTACTATAATTAAACCTAAGTTAGCTCCACTGTAACATAACCATATGAAAAACCAACCCCAATTTCCCTTCAAAGCGTAACTAACCGCCACAGCGAGATAGAGAATCCCCGCTATTCCAATAACAATATTATCAAAACTCATTCGTCGTAACAGTTGTCGTCCCCCTCGTAATCCGTTATCGGTTTGACGTACACATGCCCGTGGGAAGACCCTTCGTTCATTCCCTCTTCGTACATCATCTGCTTATACTTCTTTAACCCGTCATGTTGTTTCTTCTCCCGCTTGATCCGATTGGAAAAAGCGTTCCATGCGATCTTGTTAAAGTATGAGAACGGATTGAAATCCGAATTAAGATCGAACTTCTTCGATTCCAACGCCGCGTACATCTTCACAGTGGCGTCTCCTATCATATCTTCCTTCCAAGACTTGGTATAGGATAAAAACCTATAATTGTAACTCAATCCCTCCGCTATTTTGACGATATTCATCGCCAATTCATCCGTCATTATATCATCGTAGTAGTATTCGGCCAACTGCGTCCGAAATACCTTGGAGTTGACATAAAAATTCTCTTTTATTTCTTTAGTGGTGCCTATTTCCTTCATATGCTAATCTCCGTTTCCTTCCATTGAATCTTTTCCTTGTCATAAAACTCCTTACGATGTAAGGCATGTCGTTCTGAAAACTCCAAATTGTCATAGATGTCCAATATGACCAGTTTCTTTTTCGTGTCATGAAGCCGCAACCCTCTTCCTACGGATTGCACGGTTCGAATAAAGCTTTTACCTCCTGACACGAATATGATAAAATGTAGGTTCTTGATATCTATTCCGGTTGAAAAGATAGAAGACATGGCGACACATACCACGTTATCTGATTCTTCCATGTGTTCAACCACCTTTTTTCTGTCGGGAACCACCATCTCACCTTTGACAAAAAACGTATCCTTTCCGGGTAGTTGCAACATCTCCAATAGGTTTTCTCCATGTTCCAGATGATTGACTAGAATCAATATGTTTTTATTCAGCTTTGATACTATATCCAGTATAACCTTGTTTCTCGGAACACAATTATATATGAACTCCAGTTCCTTTTTATATGGACGTCTATAATGGTAGGCGTGGTTGATTCGTACCATCCTTACTGTCACGTTTGATAAGAACTCCTCATCACGTAAGTTCTTACTACTCTTTTCGTAGATAACCGGACCAAACTGCCCTATAACCTTCCAAGCGTCTATCTTCATAGGAGGCAGTGTTCCAGTAAACCCGAACTTATGGGGTGTCCTTATCTTTGAAATATACCCGGATAGTTTAGTACTATTCTTGGATTTGTGAACTTCGTCGGTTATAACCACGTCAACATCCCTCAACCACGGGTTTTTATCAAACTGAGCGCATAGATTCTCCGTATTGCATATGACTACTTCCGTTTCCTGTAAAGGAGTCTTACCGGACCACCCGGAATAGGAAAACCCTACTCCGTATTCCTCAAAGTTCTTCGATAACTGGTCTACCAATGATAAACCCGGAACAATGATCAGACATTTGAAGTCTTTTTTACGGTTCCGCCAGATGTTCTCCAACAGGGACGCTATGATGAAACTCTTCCCGCCACCAGTTGCTATCACCACGGTCCCATACCCAACGTCAAGGGCGTTCCTGACTGTTTCCAGCCCGTAGTATCTATTCTCATACACAAGCCCGTCAAATACCTCTGGGACGTCATACCCGCAGTTAAGACGGGTCTCGAATTCGGCGGTACGTTCTACTTCAGTTATCTGCTGGTCGATTAAAAAGTTCTCGATTTCCTGATATAATCCAAACTCAAACATTCCGGTTGCCTGTACCGCGTATGCCCGCTCGGGAAGGTTCGGGTTATCAAGAGCTTTCTTCAAATGCTCTATACCTTCTATTCTCTCCGAAAAATGATTGCGTATATACCCGAGAGTTTCATCATCGGTCATCAACCTCCCTCTTCGATATTTCTGGCTATAATCTAATGTTACCATCAACAATAAGTCTTTCCGGAATAGGTGCTAGAAACACATGATATTGATTATCTATCAGAGCGATCCCAATATCCGTGTAAGTTGTAAACACGCGATCATTCTCGTATAGTGGCACATTCACCCCGAACACTATTCCAAGTTTCTCGTAATCCGATAACAACTCGACAGGTTTTCTATCCATCTGTGCCATTATAGCGGCAATGATGGCATCGTCCTTATAGTTGTAAATAAACTTCCCCACCGGAGATAACTCTCCCATGGAATCCTCCCATTCGTCCATACTACGCCTTTTCATAATTATATCTCGTCTATCTTCACCGCATCCAGAACATTCTTGACGTCCTGCGACACATACATCAACATCTTTGACATTTCCGCCAAATAGGTTATCAGGATGTCCAAGTCCTCGATTTGTTCTTCAACTTCTTGAACGGATGGAAGTTTATTTATTTTACCAATCATGGTTTTGTCAAGATCCACCGGACTTAGTTGCCTTACTTTATCCCATTCAATGTTCTTGATCTTGTTTTTACGACGAGTCAGGAAAAGCTTATCTCTTCTAGCATCGTTTAATCGGGCGGTAATCCACTGCTTTTCATGGACGGCTTGTGTCGCTTTCTCCTTAATGTTGAACGCGGAGAACTTACACCATTCCTCATAATGAGCCTTATATTTTTCGAAACGAGTATAATACACGTTCGCGTCGTTGCCATCTTCCATTGACTAAATAATAACACACATGAACCGTTTGTCAATACAAGAACAGCAGAAAATCGCAGATATTTATCAAGAGATTCTAGAGGAGGATATGGATTCGGGTGGATTGTTGGGGGGACTTGCGCCTGCGGATGCTATAACTTCTCTGGACAACAAAGACAACTACGCACCCGGAGATACAAGGATTCCTAAAGTATTGGGTAGGGGAGTTGTACAGACCCGAAAAGGCGCAATTAAGCGGAAAAACAGAAAACGGATAAAAAAGGCTTGACATTCTCGCCGGGTGTGCTATTTTTGGGGTAGAATTTCCCTTCTTAAGAAGTCCTTAAGATTCTTATAATGGTACTTAATCATTAGTACATTATTTATATTTAATTATAATTTATTCTTATTAAGTATAATAATTCTTACCCACCCGCTCCTCCCTATACCTATTTAAAAAATAGTCAATGTCAATAGGTACTTTGAAAAAAACTTGAAAAAAGTGTTTTTAATAGTAATTACTAACATGAGCCAATGGATAGGACTGCCAGATGATATAGAAAACGTTTTCGGAATAGTATACTTAATAAGGAATAATCACCCGGATTTGAAAAATGGTAATAATCAATCCTCCCCTCGCTATTATATCGGATGTAAACAACTTCTAAAGAAAACAAGACTAAAAGCTAATAAAACTAGAAAAAGAGACAAAATAGTTTGGAGAGATAACGATGTAGAGAATTATTGGGGGTCTTCCAAGGAACTATTGGCAGACATTCTAAAATACGGACCTGATAATTTTACAAAAGAAGTTATAGAAGTCTGTAATTCCAAGTTTCATATGAAATATAGCGAGTTATTATGGCAACTTAAATGTAATGCTTTAATGGATTCTAGATTCTACAATGGTATAATCAATGTCCGATTGGGAGTGGTACCAAAAAACTTTGTTGACAAGGAGCGAGACCCTGCTATACTCAATCTATGAATATAGAAGTAGTAATGAACGATGCGGTAGACATGTCCATGGTGGCATTTCACGACCATCAGACCCTACTCATAGACATCGACTTCCTTTTTAAGGACGCCAATTCTTATTACAGTAACATTTTAACGTCCATGTATTTGACACCGGAGTATGATTTCTCCTGTGCTTGGGATAAAAGCCTATATACACACGCATTCATAATAACCGTATGTGAGTATATAAAGAATAATTCTTCTCCATATAAAATATGTTTTTACTCCTATAATAGAACTAAAGACACATTTCGTAATAAACTTATATCCAAAGTCAAAAAGATATTCGGGTTTAAAATATTAGAAGGAGACGTTGCTTTCTTTGAATTGGTTGAAAAAATAGAAAACCTAGACGCTACTATAATACCAGACTTGGAAGTGTTCTTTGCTCAAACTACCAAGCCAAAGACTTTCAAATATATCAAACGGTATACAAAACAACATGGTTTGAAAACCCTGAAAGACGAATATTTCAAGGACATAGCCAATAAAATGGTTCTCTTCACATAATTTACAATCAATTCTGGAGTAAAAGGTTAAATATATGCATGACCCGCTTTCTAAAACTTTGCGAACAATTCGACCCAACTCGTTCTGGGGATATCCACGATCTTATATCCTTCCTAAAAAGACATAATATCAACGCTAGCCTAGTCTCTGGAGGACAATTAGGAGCGAAAAGCAACCAGCTTACCATTGATATTGGGGATAAGGTGGTTTATCTCACTGTCATGGAACCCGAGGAAGAAGCGGAATCCATAGACGCGTCTACCGGAACGTATGAGGTTGATAATGAGGTTAAAAATCTTGCCAACACCGCATCTAAAGGACCAGCAGGATTAGTAGGAAAGATGTTCGGAACCGCCCCACAACAAGCCAAATCCGCCGTTAAAGAACGCGGTAGATTGAACGCCCAAGCAGTTGACGCTTATAGAAAAGGCACGCAGCGAATCCAAAAGGGATTGGCCAAAGTGAAACAATCCACCATGGACCGCTCTTACTAATATGAAATCGAAAACTTTAAGCCTAATGGCGTATTATCATAAGATGATAAACGAGCAAGGGGAAGACCTACAACAACAACCTCCAAGCCCGGAACAACAAGGTCCGAGTCCTGAACAGGACGTAATTGAAAATCCTCAAGTGGATGACAAGGATGTAATGCCTTTGACTTCAGAAGGGGAGAATGAGCTGATTTCCCGTGTCGTGGATGCCGCCATCTTCCAACCAGACGCACAACAGATGGAACAACTTCGGAACTTCCAATATGTCTTGAAGTCCAACCCGTCCCGATTTAAAAACGCCCGGGAAGAAGTTCTTATGCCAGTTCTATCTATGATGGAACCCATGACCCAAGGAGAAGAGTTAAAACCTCTTATGAACCAAATAAGTTAAATACTATCATGATGAAAATGAAAAGACAGGAAAACGATTTAATCTGGGAAATGTATGACTACGCCGAAGACGCGGAAGTTGTAATGAACATGGAACCCATGGGTGAAATGGAAGTTGAACCGGAAGTCGAACTGGAACCCGATGGTGATTTAGATGACGTTCTAGGAGACGAAGACGATAATGAGATTGTCCTTCATTCCCTTAGAAAACTGGTAAAACGCAGTGGAGAGCTGTTGGAGCTATGTGCTTCCGAAAAGCTGGAAACGTGGATGGTTGCCAAAATCATCAAAGCGGAAGACTATGTATCTGATGTTTGGGAACAGTTGGATGACAAAGCGGACTTTGCCAACGACGGTTTTGAAGACTCTGATAATATATCTCTGTAATAATGAACACCTTTACCCACTTTTTCATTGAAAAGAACGTCTTTGGGCTGGAAGAACCTATCCAACTGGACGGTGTGGGGTTATTAAAGGCCAAACTGGATACCGGAAACGGGGCGTTCAACGTTCTGCACGGTACCGACGTGGAGATCAATGGAAATGTAGCCAGATTCGTCACAGATAAGGGAATCGCTATAGAAAAGCCCGTCCACGATACGATTACCATCAATGTGGGAGCGGGAAACAAGGAGAATCGTCCGGTGGTATTGTTTGACGTTGTATTCGGACATAAAAAGTTTAAAGGAGTGCCTTTTTCTATTGGAAATCGGGCGGAAAACACCCACAAGGTATTGATTGGAAAAAATTTCATTCAGCAAAATCTTAACGCTCTTGTTGATGTTTCCTTATCGTATGTCTCGGATAAACATTTGGAGGTTGATATATGAAAACACTTTCCAAGTATCCAAAAGACGCAGGAGTTTATAAACTAACTTGTACCGATAACGGAAAAATATATATAGGAAAATCGTTTAATATATTTAGTAGGCTTGGAAACTATAGAAGGTATGAAAAGAAGCCCAAAGGAAGGTATTATTTCGAAAACGCCATAATAAAGTATGGGTGGGATTCATTTACAGTTGAGATATTAGAAACCTTCAAAAACTTTGATAAAGTAAGAGATAAGGATTTATTATTTGAAAGAGAATCTTATTATATAAAATTGTACAACTCTACTAATACTGATATAGGATATAACATCTGTAGTTACTCAACCGATAGGACGGGAGTGAAAAGCTCTGAAGAAGCGAGAAAAAACATAAGCCGAGGCCAATTAGGGAGAGTACACTCAGAAGAAACTAAAGAAAAATTGAGACAGGCTAAACTTGGAAAGCCGGGACATCCTCATTCAGAAGAAACTAAAGAAAAGTTGAGATCATTGAATATAGGAAAAAAAATATCCGAAGAGACAAAAGAAAAATTAAGGAAGGTTAGGCTTGGAACAAAACATTCAGAAGAAACTAAATTGAAAATGAGTATAGTTAAACACGGAAATACTAATGCTCTAGGATTCAAACATTCTGAAAAAACTAAAGAAAAGTTAAAACAAGCCAGATTACGAAATGGGCGCTGCCTTAAATAATGTTATGATAACACAACGGACCCTTTGTTCGGAAGGATTTTGGAACGCTTTCGTAAAAGGAACCGCCCAAGCGTTGAACAGCGCCCTTCCCGAACTGACCAGACCCATCAATCAACTGGACTCCGGTCTCAAAAACGTTGGACGAGCAGTGGCGGCAGGATGGAGAGGAACCAAAGTCAGTCATAAAACTCCCAAAGAAAATACTTACTCTCCTCACTCTTCAAAATACGCGGTATATGAATACAAGGGAAAGTATTATAAACAGGATTTAAATAGTCCGGTAGTTAAAAAACCCGCTGGAACGGAAATAAAAGTTTGGGAAGTGGATAAAAACACTGGAACAAAAACGAGTTATACCCCCCACACTATGTGGATCGACACCCACGGCGCGATATATAAAGTAATGTAATCCTTGACATTTTATGATATATGGTTAAATGGGGGTATGAGTGAAAATTATTGTGTTCGCGTGTGGCTCAACCCTAAAGGTTCTCCCTCTACTGGAAGTGTCGTAACCTTCGACGGGGTGGAGCAAGGTGATGAAAAAACATATTCTTTTTTAGAACTTGCGGATTGCCGGGGAAAAATAAGATTACACATGGCAGATTATGACACTAAAATCGAATATGCGGAGAAAATGGAACTATTGGCAAAAACAGTCCAAAAGTTTGCCGATCATTTGAGAACGAGTCTTGACATTTAGGTTCCTTGTGGTTATATAGTGTTATGAATTACACTATTCAGGCAAACGCGGACGAGTCCTTCGTCTTGAAAAACAGTAAGGAAGACGTCGTGTCCTCAGACGCGGTTGTTGAATCTCCCCCGGAAGTGGTAGAGATCCTTCCAGAACCTACCCCGGAACCAGTAGCGCCTCCACATAACCCTAGAGCGGCCCCCTTGGAGAACTATCGTACGACAGTCCCCGGAGAATGGTTTGGAGGTACTTCTTGGTCCACAAAGCGTCAAGTTCCATAACGATTTAGTATGCACAAATACAAGTTCAGGGTTTGGAATAAAGAGTATGGTCGATGGGACCATACCGCATTGTTGGAAGTCAACGGCGATAACGAGTTGTTTCATTTAGAAGATCCTAGAGGGGAAACCACCGTTATTCAACAATGGACCGGAATATTAGATATCAACGGTAAAGAGATTTACGAGGGGGATATTTTAAAAGAGACCCACTACGATTGTAAGGGTACTTGGCTAATCCCTTATAAACAGGGAGACCTATATGAGTATGAGTATATAGGAGTAGTGTATCTTCCAGAAATACACCCTCATTCATCTTTCGTCAGTTCTTTTTTCGACGCATACCCTGTGTCATACAGGACTTATCCTCTAAACACCACTGTAGGACAGACTGTAGGAAACCATATTACCAAAGCCCCGGAGGTTATTGGTAATATGTTTGATAATCCTGATATGTATGTATGTGGCCCCAATGGACCCAAAACCGTAGACTAGAAGCCGATTTTTACACGGAAAGTACCTGCGTGATGTGTTTCAGTATATGTGACCGATTGATATCGGAATTGTCAAAACGCATACAGTGAATATGGTTCTTGCGGGAAAACTCGGTATCGAATAGCTCGTATATATGGTTAAATCCTGAATTACTGATGTCCGACTGTTTGGTGTCTCCACAAACGATGTATTTGGAGTTTCTACCAAACCTTGTTAAAATGGTGGTCAGTTCCGATCTGGTTGCATTCTGAGCTTCGTCCACGATTACTATCGCATTGTTGAACGTTAGACCCCTGACAAAGTTGACTGGTATCGCTTTGACGTACTCTTGTTCAACCAGAGAGTGAACCGTAAAGGTATCCGTGGACTCTTTAAGCTTGTCCATTAGAACTACCGCATAGGCGGCGAACTTATCCGTTATCTCCCCGGGAATAGCTCCCATGGAGCGGGACGCACTCTCAATAACGGTCCTGATATAGATTATATGGTCTACCTTTCGAGCCTTTAGAAGCTCCAGAGCGGAATAGACCGATATATATGACTTGCTGCTACCTGCTGGTCCGTCTAGGAATACCATGTTGGTCTTGTCATTCTGTGTCAAATAGTAGAAAGCGGTTTGGTTATCCGTAATCGGAAACATCCTCTTTATTTGTATACTGGAACAATCAAAGTTCTTTTTGTATGATTCACTGAATTCTGTTGTAATATCCTTACCCGACTCCTGCCTCTTCCGAGGTGCGCGTTTTGCGGCCATTCCTTATTATTTAATTCAAAAAATCCACTTGTAAATACTTGACATTCGAATTAAATATGCCATAATCACCGTATGAAGATATCATTCTCAGGAACAAGTTGTACCGGAAAAACCACCCTAATCTCCGCATTTCTTAAAAGATGGCCCATGTATATCACGCCTCTCAAAAGTTATCGGGATGTAATAACCGAAAATAATTTGGAACATTCTTCCAAAACCAGCGGTGAGACCCAACTGTTGATTCTGGATTACATGATGCGGGAGCAGGATAAGTATACCAAAGACGCGAAGGTTGTTTATGATAGGTGTCCATGGGATAACATCGCCTATACTCTACAAGGTAATCAGGATGACCTGATCAACGATGAAATTACCGCCGCTTCCATTTCACTAGTGAGAGAAGCTTTGAAGCAGATAGACATCATTTTCTGGTTTAAGTATGACCCGTCCATTCGAGTGGTTAAAGACGGGTTACGAGACACCAATGTTGACTTTATCAAAGCGACTGATAAGATATTCGAAGATTTGTATTACCAATACTGTGAGAATCTGGAATCAGATATCTTTTATCCGAAGGATGACTGCCCTGCCATTATTCAACTTGACGGAAAGACCGTTGATGACCGTATACAGTTCATCGGGGAGTTTCTGGACTATAAAGGAGACCTGATTCAAACTCAGAACAGCATTCTAGACCCCTCCAATACGGAGCTTCTGGAACAGTTGATTGGGGATCAGCAAAAGGAAATAGCCAACGATCTCCAAATCAAGAAGCTGATGAAGCAAGTTAGAAAACAGTAATATGGCCCCGTACACCCCTCCAAAACCGAAGTTTCCTATAAGTTCCCTAGTGTATTGTGGGGACTTTTATGATAAGTGTACACTGTGTGACAGCAGCATGAAACGAAAATATTGGATCTTTCCAACAACGAAATGCATTCAACCTGAGTGTGAGAACTACTACGATAAACAAGACGATGATACACAACGAGAAAATTAAACCCATTCCAAGCCAAAACCCGCTTCTTTAGCGGTCATCCCTATAAAGGATGACGGAAGGTTTGAAAATTTGGCTATCGTTTTTGTGATAACTTTATCGGGGCATTTACACAATTTACGAATCCCAGACATTTTCGGGGCGTTGAAAAAAATACTAGCTTGTTCAAATGTTTCAAATTTTCCTAACGGAGTTATATAATAATGCTTAAACATCGGGTTGTTTTTACCTTTAACTTTAAGCTCCATGTATTTAGAATGGGTCTCCATGACCTTCCAGTTTTCCTTAGTTTTGCCCCTTTTCCAGTCCGCAGATTTTTTATTACCAATTAACATTTTATCTGTCGGATTTTTCCATTTTTCTTTAAGAGTTTTTGACTGTCTCTCTATTCTCTCGTTTGAATACTTGGTTTCCCCTTTAATACTTTTAACGATTTTTGATCTCCAATTGTATATTTCTTCGTCGGTTTTTTTAGATATTGTGTCTCGTCGTTTATTTAAAATGCGTGTTTTATCTAGTTTACCAAACGACTTTTTAAATTTTAAAACGCGTTGGTCTTCGACTAACATTCTTTTTTTAGTAATTTCTACTATTTTCTCCGGGCTATTATATATAGCGTTCCCAGTATTTCCATTCCATCCCGCGTTGTTAGAGAATAAAGTATTTTTTGACTCTTCTGCCTCGCGCCTCTTAATATATTCAAACGGGCCTTCCTCAACTAATTCTATATAAAAGTCGGTTTCTCCGAATTTGGATATCGCATCATATAAATACACACCACCTTTCCCTGTTTTATGCTCGATAAACCTGTCTAAGTATGTCTTTTTATCTCCGTTTTTATCTTTTCCGTAAACCATTCCCCAATATATCTACCCGTTGGATATACAAATTATTTTATATAACTG